GTCGACTTTACTCATATGCATGGTTTCCTACGCTTTAGTTAAGAAGGCCTAGAGACGGCATAGTCTGTCTAAGACCATACCAGATAGGACACAATCACTTCAAGGCTTGATGGATCAAAGCCACCGCGTTCAGCAACCTCTTCGGCGATAAAGCCTTAGGGACGCTGTTAAACGTTGGCTTCGGCACTGCAAGGGAAGTCGATACCGTACGTGATATACGGAATATGCGCTCTCGCCCACGGGCGAGGCCATACCTCCAGTTTTCACCAGAGGGGTCTAACACATTGACCTTCGACGGACCCTTGTTACCATACCTTCGTACCGTGAGGAACCTACCGTTCAGAGCTGGGATTGTTTGCCAGACTGACAGGTAGGTGCCGATCGGAATGAACCAATCGACAACGAAGGAATAGGGGACAACTTCCCACGCGATTTGCACAGGATCAACAAGCCCCAACGACCTACCAACCCCTATGTTCTCAGATAGTTCCGTATAAATACGGACTGAGTAAGACAGCCAAGCTGTCGAGGAGTAAATAGGAGTAGTTGAAGCATTGTAGCTGCCTCTCTTAGTGCCGATTGATGTAACAAACCTGAACACCCGTGGACCAGTTAAAGCCTCGAGAGCCTTAGCGGCTTCGAAACTCTGACTGACCATAGGTAACCAGGCGTATTGCATCTCTAGCCACCGACCAGATACGTCTAGCGCGTTGAGGCGTCGAGTAACGCCGCGCGCACGACGACCGGTCACCCCGAGGTACCTCAAGCCGTTGCCTATTCGGCCGTGCTTGAAGTTCACCAGGGCTGCCCCGATAGACTGGAGATTACCGAGGATAGTTTTGTAGGACTCTCGACTCTCAGCTAAATTAATGCCGAGGTCGAAGGAATGCCCCCTAACTTGCTCCGCTAGCTTTGACAGCAAGCGAAGCTCGTCGTTGGCACTCCACCCTACTATATTCTCCACGGTCGCCCCTACGTGATCTTGAACGTAGATAGGCCAATGTACGTAGTCGCCCCACGAGGCCTTCACGGCCGTATTGTGGCGTTCGCGATTATACATTGTGTAGTTGTTCCACTTGATCCGGTTCCCACCGGGCCAAGCTTCGGTCTTCCCGTTGCCACCACTCCAAGTTTTC